GAAGTTTATAGAAAAAATAAAGTCTAAATTTAGAAAAACACCTTATATAGATCCTCAAACGAAGGAAATCAATCAAAAAGCCACCCCTTTATCTATATTAGAAGATTTTTGGATCCCTGTTAGAACAGGTGTAAGTGGCGCACAAGGAACAAGAATAGATGTTCTGCAAGGCGGTCGTCAATTAAATGAAATAGATGATACTAAATATTTTAGAGATAAATTACTAAAGACTATGCACATCCCACCTCAGTATTTATCTAACGAAGGTGGTATGGACACAAGCAAAGCTTTGTCACAAATGGATATAAGGTTTGCTAGAACTGTAGAACGAATTCAAAGGCATATCGTAAAAGGTCTTGAAAAAATAGCTATTGTAGCTTTAGCACTCAAGGGATACAAAAAAGAAGAACTGCGGAACTTTCAAATAGAGCTAACTCCACCTTCTAATATTGCAGAGCTTCTCGAACTTGAGGTTCTCAATCAAAAAATAAGTTTGATTAGCTCAATTACAAGTATTGAAGGGTTTTTACCTAAAAAATGGATATATGAGAACATTATGAAATTTTCTTCAAAGGAAATTCAGGATATAATGACTCAGCTCCAGATAGAATCAAGTCAAGCAGCTGCAGCAGGTGCTTCTGAAATGGGAGGTGGTGCATTAGGCGGTGGTGCATTAGGCGGTGGTGCATTAGGAGCCGCTCCCGCTTTAGCAGGTGGTATTGGCGGTGAAGCTGGGGTTGAAGCAGCCGGCGGAGGTGCCGAAGCAATCCCTGCAGCAGGAGAAGAAGGGGCCGTAGCAGGTGAAGCTGGTCTGCCGCCAGAAGCTGGAGCAGAAACAGCGCCAGAAGCAGGCGGAGGAGCTCCGGCAGCAGGTGTGGAAGTGGCAGGAAAGTCTATAAAAATAGGAAATAAGCAATTTATATTAGAAAATAGAGATGATCTTATAAAATTGTTTAAATACATAAATCAAATAGAAAAAACCACCAAAGATAATAACGATAAACAAGAACTTACAGAATTTACGCCTCATAACTCTATCAATAAGCAACTTATAGTGGGTGAGTTACGAGGGTTAATAAATGGTAACAAGAAATCATAGGAGGAATGAGTCTATGCAATTGACATACAACCAGTTCAGAAAAGTAGCAGAAAAAAGCAACGAAAAACTATTCAAGAAATTAAGTGAGATATTCGCGGAGAGTGAAAACGCTGCTTTAATGGCTATGTATGATGATAAGCTGGTCCTTCTTGACGAGGAAACAGGTCAGCCTTATGTGTGTGACTATGATTTTTCTGATGGAATATTAAGTTTTGGAAATTTTGAACCAATAGAGCTATTAGAAAATGATCAAAGTTTTCTAGAGGAAAAAGTTGATGATTTATTTGATGTAGTCAACGACCCACCTGTTTCCACAGATGATCTTTTAGAAGGATTCAGACTTAAATTTTTTGATGATGCAAGAAAAGAAGTAGCAGAAGCTATTTATAACAAAAGTAGAATGATATTCGAGAATCAGGATATCAAAATGAAACACATTTTAAGAGAGATTAGGGATAGAAATTATGCTCTTTTTGAAGATTTGAAGAGGAAGCCTTTTATTAAAAAATTAAAAGCAAAATTAGAAATGGAAGATAATGCTATTTCTCAATCTCTAAACAAGGTCGATTTTGGTAACAAAAAAGGCTACAAAGTAGATACAAATGTTTATCAATATTTTCAGCCTGATATTAGCAATCTCGACAACGAGATTAAGAAGAAAATGAAGGCCTTAGCAGGCAAGCTAGCAAAGCTTTGGAAAACTGATGCTTTTAGAAACAAATTTGAAAAGTTTGTTTTTGATTTACAGCAATCAGAAGATATGGAAGAAGCTTTAGGCGTTGCCACAATGTTTTTTGAAGACAATAAAGAGCTTTTCTTCTTAGAACCTTCCAAATTAGATGAAATAATTCTTAAAACTGCTTTAATGGGTTCTGCTAGCAAAAATGCAAATATCATGGTAGAAATTGTTAACAAGCTTATCCAGCATCCTGCTATTGCCGAATTAAAAGAAGATTATTTTGATTCATTAGGCGCAACACCAGAAGAAATAGCACAGCTAATGTTTGAACAAGAAGCAGAAGAAGTTGATGCTGGAGATTCTAAAGAAGAACCTGATAAGAAAGAAAATGCAGCTGATGATCTTGAAGTAGAAGAACTTAATGATATAATTGCTGTTTTTAAAGAAATAAGAAAACAGCTTGATGATGATTCTGACGTAGCTGCTTTTGTTGATAACATTATAAGCGATTTGGAAGATGCAAAAGCAAAAGGTATATCTAATGATAGAATGAAAGACATTATAGATTTTCTTCAAGGCGCAAAGCAGCCTGAAGAAGAGGAAGAAAAGAAGGAAGAAGAGGAATAATTGATGGAGGGACATCATGCCTGACATGATAACAGAACAACTTCCTGTAATACAGGATGTAATGGATCTAGATTATGAGTTTGTAGAAGATGTAAATGAAGATACAACACAAAAAAGCTATAAGCTTAAAGGAGTTTTCCAGAAAGCTGGAATTAAAAACGGCAATGGAAGAGTTTATCCTTTTAATGTTTTAGAAAAAGAAGTAAACAGACTTCAACCTCTCATTCAAGAAAACAGAGTTCTAGGTGAGCTAGATCATCCGGCTGACGCTAAAGTCCATTTGGACAAAGTTTCTCACCTTATTACTCATTTAGAAATGAAACCAGATGGAATTGTTTATGGGGAATCAAAAGTTTTAGATACTCCAGCTGGCAAAGTTTTAAAGGAGCTTTTAAAAGCTAATGTGAGACTTGGAATTTCTTCTAGAGGTTATGGAACAGTTAGAAAAAATAATGGCGTAGATGAAGTATCAGAAGACTATAAAATGGTTACATTTGATATAGTGTCAGATCCATCTACCCCAGGGGCATTTCCTGAAGCTGTTTACGAACATAAAGAAAATAATGAAGAAGTAGAAACTGCTCCACTCTCTTTAGTGGTTGAAGATGTTCTTGACGACATGCTTTCTGAGGTTCAAGTAAAATGGGATAAAGAGTATATTGGCACTTCTGAAGGAATAAGATTTTATCTTAAAGAAGGTGCCTTAGATTCTTATGGAACACTTAAGAATCATATTAGTCATTATTACCATTTAGAATTGAAATCTCCAGAAAGAACTGTTGAAGTTGCTCTTACAGAACAAAACCTCAAAAGAACTAGAGATGAGTTTGGAGTTAATATATTTTATAAAATTATGGAAAAAGTTGGCTACAAAGGCTTTAATCCAGAGACTTTAATAAAGGCAAATACTGAGTTTGCTTCAAAATAGCTATAATAGGAGGTAGTGTGTATGGGTTTAGAGAACATAGAACTTACACCTGAACAACAGGAAGAACTAAGAGAGCAACTAATGGCCTGGAAACAGGGCGTAATCGATAAAGTTGAAGAAGAGCTCACTGATAAATATGAGGAGCTCGAATCAGCCCTAAAAGAAGAATACGAGGCTAAGGTTGAAGAAATTAAAGAAAAAATGAAAAGAGTTTTTACAAAGAGATTTGTTAACGCATTGAAAGAAATGTATGAACAAATCAAAGCAGAGGTTTTGGCAGAATCTTATGATTCACCAGAAATTAGAGTATTAGAAGAAATCAAAGCTCTAGTTTATCCTCTTATTGATGGATCAGAGGCTCAAAGATATGCTTCTGAATTCGCAAAAATGGCAGAAATGAATGAAGAGCTAGCTGAAGAACTAGAATATACCAAGGGTCAAAAGAAATTAATGGAACTTACTTCAGATCTTTCTCCTGATGTAAAGAAAGTTGTTATTTCCTTAATAGGAGAAGGAACAGAAGAAGAGATAGTTGAAAGATTTGCAGCTATCAAAGCTTCTCTAATGGAAGCCAAGAAACAGGAAGAAGATGAAGAAGACCTTGAAGATTTAGACCTTGGCGATGAAGAGGAAGATGAGGAAAAGCCAAAACCAAAGAAGAAATCTAAGAAGAAAAATAAAGAAGAAGATGAAGAAGACGAAGAAGAAGAGGAAGAAGAAGAGGAAGAAGAAAATGAAGATATTGAAATAAGATCAGCAACAGGCGATATCGAGCCGATAGAAGAAGAGGAAGAAGCAGCAAGGAAGGAATTTCAACAGCAGCTTCAAGAAATGCTAGAATTAGCTGGCGTATCAAAAAAGAAATAATTCCGATTTAGGAGGGAATAATCTATGGTAGATAAAAGAAGACTACTTAAAGAAGAAGAGGAAAGACTGCTTACTAAGTGGGATCCTTTTCTTGAAGGTATAGAAGATGAATATACAAGAATAAACACAGCAATGCTTCTTGAAAATGAAGCTGAATACCTTACTGAAGCTGGTGGCGGTGGGGTCACCGCAGCTAGTGACGTAACTGGTATTCAAAAGATCATGCTCCCAATAGTAAGGAGAGTTTTTCCAAATTTAATAGCAAATAATATAGTTTCAGTTCAGCCAATGGCAGCTCCAGCAGCTGTTATTTTCTATCTGAAATACATCTTTGGTGACACCAAGGGCGACGTGGAAGCAGGTAGCCAATATTCAGCTTTTGCTGAAAAAGCTCCAACAGGTCACCCAAATGCAGGATGGCAAGGTTATTCACCTTACTATTCAAAGCAAGTTTTAGGTCCTTTTGTACAAAAATCAGCTTCTCCACATAATAATGCAGTTGTTAATCTTCCAACAGTAACTCACAGTGGTAGCTCAGATGTGAAAGATTCTTTTAAAGTAGCACCTGATAAGAGCGTAGCTATTGAAGGTACAATTATAAGGGAGATCCCAACAGATTTAGATAATGGCGAAGAAGGTGGCGAAGTTATTTATCATTTTTCGGTGACTACAGAGGATGGTGATGTATCAGATCCTATTTCAGTTTATGATGTTTATGGTAATGTTGTAACTGGCGTTTTCACAGTTACTATTAGTGATAATGTTGTGACAGTAACTCAATCAGCTGGAACAAAATATCCATTTACAATCGAAGTAAACACTGAATTCGATCTTGAGTTCAATGAAGATATTCCTGAGATGAAAATAACAATTTCTCAGATTCCAGTAGTAGCTAAAACAAGAAAGCTAAAATCCCACTGGTCAAATGAAGCAGAACAGGATCTTAAAGCTTATCATAACTTGAATGCTGAAGCAGAACTTACATCTCTCGTTTCAAACGAAATGATTGCTGAAATCGATAGAGAGATTGTAAAAAGATGTATGTTCAGCGCAGCAACAAAGTCTAAGTTCAACTGGAGATGGGATTCCAATAATAATACAGCTGGTAACTATCTTGATAGACATCTAGCAATGGTCAACAAGATCATTGAAGTCTCAAACGAGATTTATAGAAAGAGCAAGATTGGTCCAGCTAACTGGATTGTAACATCAACAAAGATTGCTTCTCAGCTAGAAGTTCTTAGAGGATTCATTCCAAATCCAGCAACAGCAACAGGCGGTTTAGGAATCGTTAAAGCTGGTAATTATGCTGGTAAGTTTGATGTTTATAAAGACCCATTATTCCCAGAGAACAAGATTCTATTGGGTCATAAGAGCCCAATCAGCCCATTTGGAGCTGGCGTTGTATATTCTCCATACGTAACACAGTTGACACCTGTGATTTATGGACCTGATGACTTTACACCTAGGAGAGGTTTCATCGCAAGGTATGGATTAACAAAGGTTCCTTTAGGAGAACTTCTCTATGGCTTAATGGATGTTGATTTTTACTCACCAGAAGGAACAATATAATAGAATTTAATTAAAACTAAGCCTCCCAATTGGGAGGCTTTTTTTTTGAGGCATATATATAGGTATGAACTTATGGATTTTAGACAAAGATGGAAATAAAGTTGAAATTACACCACAAACTAAGCTAACATTTACCACTGTAATTTATGGCATTTGTGAAGAATGTGGCAGAGAATTTTCAAGACAACATAGATTTAAACCGTTAGAAGCTCTGTGTCCTTGCTGCAAAAGAAAACAAACTAATACAGCAAAATACGGAGCTGAAAATCCATTTGCCTCTAAACAAATTAAACAAAAAATAAAGCAAACTAATCTTAAAAAATATGGAGTGGACAATCCAAGCAAAAGTAAAATAATAAAACATAAAAGAGAGCAAACTTTTTTAAAAAAATATGGTGCCAAAAATAATCTCTCTTCAAAGGAAGTTAGAAAGAAAATAGAGCAGACAAATCTTGAAAAATATGGTGTCAAAAGTGTTTTAGAGCTCAAGAATGTTAGAGAAAACGGAATGGTAAGAAAATATGGTAAACCATATCCTACACAGGTAGATGAAATAAAAAGCAGGATCAAAGAAAATAATCTGATAAAATATGGCGTAGATAATCCAGCAAAAACAGAATTTGTTAAAAATAAGATAACTTCAACCAATTTACGCAAATATGGAGTTAAGACTGTATTAGAACTTCCAGAAAATAGAAAAAAAGCTAAACAAGCTTTATTTCAAAAATACGGGGTAGTTGAACTAAAAGATCTCTTCAAAATCAAGTATGGTGTTGATAATCCCAGCAAGGTATCTCAATTTCTCAAAAACAGAATCAGAAGTTTTTTAGACAATATTTATGAAAAATCTGTTAAGAGAATAGAGAAAGAGCTCAACGTTAAAGCTTTGTTCTCTAAAGAAGAATATTTTGGCAATAGGTTTTCATATAAATGGCAGTGTTTGAATTGTGGGACTATATTTTATGATTCAATAGTTACAGCTAAAATAAAAAGACCTCGTTGTCCTGTTTGTTATCCACCACTTTATAATAAATCTATTTATGAAGATGAAATTAAGGATTGGCTTTTAGAATTAGATATTGAAGTAGTACAACATAAGAGAGTGGATGGATTTGAAGCTGATATCTTTTTACCAGGATATAACCTTGGAATAGAATTTGATGGTCTTTATTGGCACAGCGAAGTTGGAGGCAAAAAAGATAAAAATTATCATTTAAATAAAACGAGATTATTTAGAAAAAATGGCATCAGGCTTATTCATGTCTTTGAAGATGAGTGGATTGAGAAACAGGAAATTGTCAAGTCTATAATTCGGAATATAATTGGAGCCAGCAAAAGAATTTACGCAAGAGATTGTGAAGTTGTTAAGCTAAATAATGTAGAGACAGATATGTTTTTGATTGATAATCATATAGCTGGCAGTGCGCTGGCTAAATATAGGATGGGGCTTGTTTATAATGGTGAGTTAGTGGCGGCTTTATTAATAGGCAAAAGTCGTTACAATGAAAAATATGATTTTGAAATTATAAGATATGCTACCCTTAAAAATACAATTGTTGTTGGCGGCTTTAGTAAGTTATTGGCCCACATACCTATTAAAGGCACAATTGTAACTTATGCTGATTTGCGTTATTTTGAAGGTAATAGCTATATTAAAACCGGTTTCAAATATCTACATAACTCCCA